TAATGGAAGCGATTGCGAGTGATGTTGTCTATGCAATGATAAACTTCAATGGCGACCTTGTTCGTTTGCTAGTTGGTGCCATGATTAGTGGTAATTCTTTGACCGTGATCATCAATGGCATTGAAGGTAGTTTAAACGTAAGGGTTGTGTTCTATCATGAAGTGATTATCCCAAGGAGGAGATACCGATTTTTGATAGCTACAAATGTCTTTTTCAAGGAGGATTTTAGGACGCATGTTAGTCTCATTACCTATGGTGATGATAATGATGGATCGGTTGCAGACACCGTTGCAAAAGAATTCAACATAGAAACTGTTTCAAAATTTCTTGGAAAATATGGTCAAAAATATACCATGCCGGATAAATCTACGAAATTACGACCTTTCTTGCTTGAGGAGGAAAGTGATTTCTTGTGTCGACGAACTGTATACATACCAGAAATTGATGCAAAGGTTGGTGCTTTGGATGAAAAATCCATTTTCAAATCGTTACACGTACACACGTATGGCAAAAAAGAGGCATTAACACGCAATGAAAAGGTTTGTGCTGCTGCAGAATCAGCTATGATTGAATGGTTCAATCACGGCCGTGAAAAATATGAGACAAGAAGGTCTCAATTAAAAGAGGTCATGAGGAGGGCAGATTTGTTGGATTATTGTCATTTCCTCGATGACAGTTTCGATGACAGAGTTGAGAAGTGGAGAAAGAACTATGGTTCGGATTCTTCTTCTTAACCTGTTGTCCGCCGGAGGGCGTAAAACTCACACAACTCCATTCCTCTTGGAGTATAAGTAAAAAGAGGGCATGTAGAATGGATACCATAAGAGATATAGTCAGGTCTCAAAAGGCTTTCTGCATGTGCATGTATATATAGGTTTCGCAAACCAACTGCAAGACTCGTCCAATGAATTGAGCCGATCAAGGACTAGAGTCAGAAAACAATGGCTTACTAATACATATATTTATAATAACACAACAATAGAAAATACATTAGAAATTTTAGAACAAGTCATGGTAATACTTAATATGCTTCCCATTGAAGTAGATGCTCAGAGTGGAGCCGTGCCAAACGCTGCAGTTTCAAACGCAACGTCATCTTTGACAGCAGAAAACGCAGTGTTTGAGGATATGTTGGAACATCCTCACTATGAACAGATTGGTGAAACCGATCCAACACGAATGATGCAAGATTCAGATGTTGCAGATTTGGG